TTTAATATATGAAAATATAATTTATAAGAAATGAATAGTATGAATCCCTTATGATGCATACATATATCAATCATATCTTCTAATATTGGATATATATCCGTAACATCATCAGATTCTTGGTATTTTTTATAATCACTATTTGAGGTAATAAAGATACTATAATCTCCATCATAATATAAATCCAAATATTGTTCTATTAACCAATCACCTTCATTATCATCACCTAAATCGCTATGAACTGATTGATATTTTTCTCCTTTAGCAAAACTATAAATTTGACTAAAATCGATAGCTCTAAGGTTTTCATATTCTTTATAATTTCTAAGCTGTTTAAGAGTGGAAAGTATATCCGTATTGTTAACTCCGAAGATTAATTGGCCTTTATCTGTATCTTCTTCGAATTCTTCCATATTGATGAATAATCCTAAATTGGATGATTGCATATTATATGCATCTGAATTTACACTTTCGGATAATACAGATTCATTGATTCTAATGATTTTATTAAGATCAGATCCATCAGACGGATTGATTTCTTGATCTTTAAGTAATGCTAGAGTTTCCATAAGTTGTACGAAGTTATTATTAGTCAATCTTAGATAATTATATTGACCTAGCTTAATTAGAGCTGCTTCTTTAGAGATTTGTTTATCTCTATATTCAGTCATTTGGCGGTTATTAGGATTATCTCCACCATCTTTAACTTCTATGATCAAATTATAAGGAACGTAGTAAACATCAGTTATCCATTGTCTAGTAACGCCATTTTTATCCTTATATTCGATAACAGGACCTGGCATTAGAATATCTTCACTCTTACAATGAAGAACTTCATCCATAAATTTAATAGCTTCTAATTCATAGCTGCCAGTATATGTAAATATAGTACCATCACTATATTTATACTTACCACTAATGCTACGATTAGCTAACATTTTTTGTTGTTGCTCTGGATCATCAAGAAGACTTACTTTACCATATACTTTGAGCATATTCTTCTTGAATTTTTCACGCAAAGCTTCTTTACATTTAGGATTAGTGCAAAGTCTTGTATATTTACCAGTCTTAGGATTCCATTGAGCTGGATTTCCACATACTATACATTTACCAGAGTCTGGATGCGTCTTATCGAATAATAGACGTTCAGCATCATATCCTTCTGGTATTAGTTCTTTATGGTTTCGTTCAATATGTCGAATTAGTCTTTCTTTTTCCTCTTTTCTAGTACAAAAAGGACAGCTAATTTTTCTATTACTTGACATCCATATTCCTCCTTTTATTAGGCATATGTAAATTTAATGCTATGTTGAAAATGGGTTAATATGTATATTTTTAACGCCTGAACTTTATAGTAATTGCTAAATATTCAAAGAAAGGAGACTGTTTATGGCTGAAGAAATCGTATTAAAAACTGCCAAGACAAAAGAAAATCCAGTTTCTTTAAAAGAATATACATTAGACGTAAATGCATATGGTACGCCTTTAGACTATAAAAACTTTAATGCTTTAGGAACGCTAATCATGCGTCTAATTTTATTAGAACCAGGTACAATCACTCATTCACCTAAAATGGGTGTTGGATTAATAAGTAAATATAGATATATGCAGTCGGATAAGTTAGATACTTTTGTTAATGAAGTTAAAAATCAGATCAAAGACTATATAGATCCGACTGCAGTTGTCGATATGGATGTAAATATTACTGATCAAAATGTAATGGTAATGGACTTGAAAATAAATTCTGCCCAATTTAGATATTACTTTGATCGTGATAAAGTGACTTTAAAAATGATAGCTCTAGATCAAGAGCAATAATTGGAGGAACCATAAATGTCTGAAGAAAAAATCAATCTAAATGATTTGATGAATGAAAAATTTGCAGAAGAATCTTCCAAAGAAAAAGAAACTACTGCAACAGCAGAAGAACCTACACGTGCAAGTGCTCCAGCATTTGATCCAAATAATATGGTTTCTGTTGATTTATCTCAATTAGTTCCTTCTGGTAAAGAAGATGCAACTAAGAAAGCACAAGAAGAACTCATGGAAGATTTAGATGATGGCATCAAAGCAGTTGCAGAGCGACGTTTTGGTCCAGCATTGAAAGAAATCCGTGATATGCGTGAAGAATACGAAATGCGTAAAGCCGCTGGCGAAGAAGATCCTAAAGTTAAATCTAAATTTGATCCAACTTTAGATCTTGACCCAAATCTAACTGATGAAGAAGTAGCTCAAATTCGTAAAGATCGCGAAGATCAAGATAATATTGTTGATCTTGCTGAAGCTGCTCCTACAGAAAAGAAAACTGAATCTGTAGCTGATATTGAAGAAGAATTCAATAAAAGCTTAGAAGACGCAGAATCTGAATCTAATGGTAAAAAAGTTAATACTTTCATGGAAGGAGTTCCTACTGCTGAAAGTGTAACTGAAAATGTTAAAGCTGCTACAGTTCAATCTACTGTACATGATTCTTCCGATGATGAAGAAGATCTTGAATTAGACTTAGTTAATGAACTTGATGAATTAACTGAAGATCTAGGTCTAACCGATGATTTAGAAGAAGCTGAACGTATTAAAGAAGAACGCCGTACTCAAAAGAATATGGAAGAATTTGCTAAAGTACTTCGCTCCCAATTAAGTGAAACAAGTGCTAAGAAACCAGATATTTCTAAATTCAAAGTACGTAAACGTCCTAAAGCTTTTACTAAAGTTTTGGCTACAAGTAGCGAAACTCAATACTTTACTTGGGGGTTATTTGCAACAGGTATTTCTGTAGCAATTTCTCCATTGTCTGCTATTGAATTAGATAAGATCAATCCTTATACTAGAGATCGTAATGATATCGTTAGTACTAAGACTACATTTGATACTATTTATAAACATTTAGCACCGGCTTGCCGTGATATGAAAATGGAAGAATGGATGAAACTATTAGACTTCCAAGATCTAAACCATTTATTCTTTGCATTATATAATGCTAACTTCCATGACTCTAATATTATTCCTTTCACTTGCCCTAAATGCAATCACTTCTATTCTGAAAAACGTGATATCATTGATATGGTTAAGTTTGAAACCGATGGAGATAAAGAAAACTTTAATAAAGTTATTAAGTTAGATCCTTCTTTACCTCCAACTTTCGAAGAAGAACTTTACGTTGCAAATGATAAATATGCATTCGGTATTGTAATTCCTAAATTGTACAACTCCATGTTTGAAGAGCGTCTTTTAGATGAAGACTTCCGAAATAACTATGCTGGCATCATCAATCTTTCTCATTGTATTTCTACTGTATATGAAATCAATGAAGATGATGAAGAATTGATTCCAATTCAGTTCACTACAAAATCTACGGATATTGTCAAGACTTATAAATATCGTATCCTTTCTATCTATAAAGTACTTTCTAAACTTTCTGGCTATGAATTCAAAGAACTACAAGACTTCATTGCTGAATATATTGAAAAGACTAATAAAAATATCAATATTACATATCAAGTACCTGCAGCAGTATGCCCTAAATGTGGAGCTGAAATTCCAGCAATTCCTATGTCTGCTCAGGACTTGGTTTTTACACGTCATCAGTTGATTCGCATGTTAGACTAATGCAATTAATTGATTCAGTTTGTTTTGAATATAGAGGTAGATTATCTGTTATTGAGGCAATGAATATGCCAATAGGTGATCTACTTCTATTAAAGAAATTTATATTGGATCAAAGAGAAGCAGCTGATGCGGCCAAGAAGAAAGCTAAACAAGATCAAAAAGATGAAATGATGAGAATGCGATATCTTCAAGCAGCTTATCGCGGTCACCCACAAGCTGGAATAAGCGGAACTCCTCAAGGCCCTAGTAAACCAGTTGAATCTCAAACTATGACACGTGAAGAAGCTGCTAGATTAGAAGATGCGTTTGAAGATATGCTATAGGAGGCACTACCGATGGATTTAGTCGAATTTTTCTGTAAATTCGGCACTGGAGATTTTGATTATATAACACATTATTTTGGCGAAAATAATCTATTATATAGTATTCTTAAAGAGTATGATATTCTAAATTGCGATATTACTAAAATACAAAAAGGTGTATCTCATATTGAATATATCGTGAAATCAAAAGATACCAATATAATCAATAATGTATATCAAGAATACATTAATATTCTAAAAATAGAAGATCCTAATACCCCTCTATCCATGAAAGTTATAAAAGTTTCTCCTAGAGAATTAAGTATCATAATGGATAAAATATAATACTATAGGCTAGTGCTATCTGAGCACTAGCCTATTTTATTTACATTATAATAATATAAAAGGAGGTATAAAATGGCTGATAAACTTAGGGAGGAAAACCTCCAGGTATCCCTATTAGACATAGATGATTTTGTTAAGAAAAATAACTTAAGTGAAATCACTAACCCTGTAATATTTGATACTAATAAGAATCCAACTGATGATGGATTATTATCTAATACATTATTTGGTATCACAAGAGAATCTCGTGGTACTACATTTGCATACATTGATTTAAAGAAGAAATTCCTTCAACCATTAGTTTATAGAATCTGGAGTAAAGTTGATTCTAAACTTAAATCTATTATTCATGGCATCGGTACTTATAGCATCGATAAGTCTGGATATATTGTAGAAGACCCTGAAGGCGATAATGGTATCGATTTCTTAAGAAAAAATATCGATAAGATTAAGTTTAGAGAAACAGATTCTGTTAAACGCGAAAGATATATTAAGTTCTTAAATGAAAACAGAAAGAATTTCTTTACCGATAAACTATTAGTTATCCCACCATTCTATCGTGATATCAAAGTAGATGGTGGTAAGATTTCTGTAGGTGATATTAATAAACTCTATATTAATATTATCGTAACAGCTAAAGCATTAGCAGACTCTTCTGACTATGGATTTAGCTTAAGTAAATCTGTTGAAGGTAGACTTCAAGAAGGTTTACTTGAAATTTATAAATGGTTTGGTACAGGTACTGATTCCAATCCAAATGGCGGTCTTCCTGGTAAATTTGGTGTAATTAGACGTGCTAATATGGCTAAGACTACTGACTATGCTACTCGTCTAGTAATGTCTGCACCTAAATTGGATGTAGAAAATATGAATGAAATTAGAGCTGACTTTGATTATAGTGTAATACCTATGACATCATTAGCTGCTAACTTCTTCCCATTTGTAATATTCCATATGAGACGTTTCTTTGAAAATGAATTCATTGGGAATACTCGACATCCAATTGTTAATCCAGATGGCTCTCAAGGATTTGCCGAAATTAATGATTACCAACTTCAATTCTCTGATGATAGATTGAAGAAAGAATTAGATAGATTTATCCATGGTTACTCTGATAGATTTAGACCTGTAGAAGTAGAATATCGTGATGGTAAAACTACTAAACTAGCGGATTTAGCCTTCAGAGGATTCACTGGTAAACAAGAAGACGGTAAATTTGATATCAATAAAACACCACTTAAACGTAAGTTGACTTGGTGTGATATCATTTATCAAGCTTGTGAAGAAGCTATTAAAGGCAAGATGGTATTAATCACTCGTTACCCAATTGATACATTCTATAATGAATTTGGTACAATGATTAGAGTATCATCTACAAATGAAACTGAACCAATGACATTAGATGGAGTTTTCTATCCATACTATCCTAAGATTAGACCTGAAAATATTGGTAAAGATACATCTAGTTCATTTATTGATACCCTAAATATCTGTAATGGGTACTTAGATAGTATCGGTGGTGACTATGATGGTGATATGGCTACCATTAAAGGTATCTATACTGATGAAGCTAATGAAGAGCTTAAAAAGCAATTGAATAGTAATATTCACTTTATCAACTTAGGCGGTACTCCTGTAATATCCACTTCCAAAGAATCAATTCAGGCTATATTTGCTATGACATTAACCATGCCAGAAACTAAATTAGAACCTGTGAAATTTTAATAAAAGAAATCCCCTATGGAGTTGAACTCCATAGGGGTATTATTTCTTAGAATCTGATTACATTCGTATAGTTTACTGTATCTTTATCGAATTTAGTTATACCAATAGATTCCAATGGGAAATTCTTAAGATTATCATTGATGATATCATTATAATCTACGAATTTTAGAATCCATTTAGGAACCTCGGCATCAATTGGAATAGAGATACTAGTAATTTCACCTTTATAATCAGTTTCATTTTCTTTTAAGAAATTATGAATCTTCTCATAAAGATCTGGTTCAGTATCTTTAAGACTAATTATAGAATTTTCTGTAATATTTACTTTTACAATATCTACAGGATTTCTAATAGTTAAATCTATAGCTTCAGTACCTTTATCGCGTAAAGCATTATATGCGATTGCGCCTTTAATGCCTTGAATACGCATTGGGTTATCGTAGTTGCTATAAGATTTGATTTGAGCTGGTTTATAATATTCTTTCTCACCATTTTCAATGGATTTACGAATATCATATTCAACTCTTGCTAAGGATTGAATTACATCAAGTTGATCTACTGTTTCTGCATTAAGAACTTTCTTAAATAGAATGTCTTTAAGCTCATTACGTGTCTTTTCTTTCAATGTAGATTTATTGATAGGCAAACCTTTAACGTCAAGCATTTTACCAGCTGGAACTAGATTACCTTCTTGAAGTTCTTGTTTAGATGCATAGTTTTTCTTACCACCAGTCAATAATGCACGACCAAATAAGAATTCATTCTTCATCGCAATCAAACAAGGTTTATAATCACTCTTAGTATTATAATTTTCTGCAACTAAGTCAAAGTGTTCACGTAATAAACGACCAGCAATATAAGATAAGATATTAATAATACTAAATCTTAATGGTTCTTTATTGCTTGCTACAGAAACATCAATCATCTTAGTTTCAATTTGTTTAGTTTCGAAGTTATAAATTCTATCTTCTTCCATTTGAGGTTCTGTTTCTGGAAGATTCATTAATTTAATTTCACTCTTATACTTAGAGTCACCCAATACATCTTTAAGTACGAATGTATACCAACTATTAAAGCATGGCATTGTAGAATCTGTATCGGTGATAATACTAATATCACGTTTCATAGTAGCAGAACGATCAATCTTATCTACTACAATATAACGCATATAACACCATTCTTTAAGGACATCAAACATGTGATCTAAATTATCCTTAATAACTTCCGGTGGTTCATTTGGATCTACAAATGTATCTTCTAATTTAGATAATGTCATTGCAATATAATTCTTCATATAAGAATTATCACAGAACTGTAAAGCATTATTTTTATAGAAGAGTTTATTCAAAGTTTCTTGAGATTGATTCAATAGCAAATCCCAAATGATTTCCATTTCTTCTCTTAAATCGCCAAAGTAGTTTCTATCAAATGTATCCATAATTTTATAGAATACATCATCAATTTCCACTGGTTGATCTAATACTAATTCAGATGGAAATATTGATGGTTCTCTTGATACACGATCAATAAATGTAATTGCTTCATTAATAGAATGGAACTTTACGTTATTTGTAAAGAACGATTCAAAGAATGTAATTGCATGACTAATTAATGCACGTCCAGTTCTTGTAATACCAGTTGCAATATATAGATTATATAATGCACTACTATAGTTGCCAATTACACCATATAATGCGTTATTATCACGCTTAGCTAGTAATTGAAGCATATTGTACTTATTAAACTTTTCAGAACCCTTCTCATATTTAAACATTTCTTTTTTAAATTTAGAACGGTTATCTGTAAATGATGTAATAAGCCTATACATCGGAGTTAATTCTTTTTCATATTGTTTGAATAAACAACCATTTGCTACCATAATTGGAGATTTATTGATGATATAGTTACTCATTTGAGCCACATCTGTTTCAACGAACTCCTCAGTATAGTTATTATTTAAAGTACAGTCTTTCTTAGTATATCGTTTATTGACGATCATATCTAAAGCTGTTAAAATTTCATCTTCACTTAATGTAGGAAATACTTTACTTAGGTTTCTTTTTGCAATTTCTTTATAATATTCAATTGCTTTAACTTCACTATTCATATTATTTTCCTCCAAATTAAATACAATTTATTGTTTCCGATATGGTCTTTTTTAACCTTTAGCCTCTAAATAGCCACTTATACAAACAACATTAAGTTAATAAAACGTATATTTCGTTTTTAAATATATTTAAAAAATAATCTCTAAGGAGGACGAAAACATGTTTTTCAATCCAGACAAAAAAGACCAAATTCTTGAACAAGAATTGGCTAACCCTAATGCATATACTGATGCATTAATTTGCGCTGAGGCTTCCCGTCTTTCCCAAGATGAACGTGTTGCATTCGCTGAATCTGAAGAAGCACAAGCTCTTTTGGAAAAACAAATGATCTCTCGCCGTACTTTGGTACGTTTAAGCAAAAAAGACGACTTGGCTCGCCGTGTAAAAATGGCTGCATTCCAAGTTGCAAAAGAAAAGAAAGATCCATTGTGGACTAAATTGGTTAAAAACCGCGTTATTGAACGTGCTTTGATCAAAAAGATCGTTCAAAAATACAGCAATATGGCTGTTCGTGTAGCTAAAGCTGGTCAACGTGATTACCTTAAAGCTGCACAAGGTTCTAAACATTTGCCTAAAAAATAATAAAAAATTAAACTTCGCATAGGGTCTTAAAGATCCTATGCGGGTTTATTTTGTTACAGTCATTTTTACATTTGAATATATATTATACTTGTGAGTAATGTATTTAATATTAAAGTTTTTAAAACGAAAGGAGAAAGACCAGTGTTTGATAATATAACAAACTATCAAAATTATTGGATCTATTCTGATTTTATTAAAAACAAAGGAGAATTTTTAGTAGATGTAAACAAAGATATTTGTAAGGAAAACTGGTCAAATCACTTTCAAGCTATTCATGATATTTTAAAGGACGGAATAGATGATCCTGACTTGGCTAAATCTAAATTAACTTTGATTATCTGCGGTCATGAATTAAAAATGACCATTCATGACTATTGGTTAAACCTAATACTCTGGTCTCTTATTATTAAGGCTGGAGATTTAGTAGAACCAAAACATATCTTCTTAGCAAAAGAAATAACTGCTAAGTCTATAAAGAAATATATTGATGACTTCTTCATCAGTAATCATGTAACTGATATTCCATTTATCGTTAAGAATAATATGATTGCTGATAGTCTTTATTATATTAGTAAGGTTGATGAATTTGCAGCATTATTCGCTAATAGCATCAACTTGCAAGATGATGTATTGATGATGGATGCATTGCCTGAATATTATAACTTATTACATCCAGATATGTCTAATGTAGATATTGCTAAAGCTAATGATTTTGGTATGGATAATATCAGAAAGATGCGCGAAGCGGTATTAAACTCTAAAAAGCTTATTGGATATGATCATATCTATACTAATGCATTTAGAGCTAATGAGTCTATTAATACTAAACAGCTTAGAGAATATGCCGTATCCATTGGTACAAAACCAGATGGTAATGGTGGCGTATTCCCTCATATTATTGCTAATAGTTTTATCAACGGCGGTGTTAATGATTTGGTTGATTATTTCATCGAATCATCCGCTGGCCGTACAGCACAAATCATTTCAAAGATTAATGTAGGTTCCTCAGGTGCAGTGGCTCGTAAAGTTGGTCTAAACAACCAAGGAACTAAACTTAATCCGGATCCAGATTATAAATGTACATCTAGAAACTTCGTTAAGTATGAAGTTAAGGATGCTAAAGTATTAGAATTATTGGCATCTAAATATTATCGCCTAGAAGAAGATGGTTTTGATTTAGGTCCAATTAAAGAAACTGATACTCATTTAATTGGTAAAACAATTTATACAAGAAGTCCAATGACTTGTCAGTCTAAAGCTGAAGGTCATGGTATTTGTAGATATTGTTATGGAGATCTTTATTTCATTAACCAAGACATTGACCCAGGTAAACGTCCAGGTGAAGAATTAACATCCAATACGACTCAACGACAATTGTCTGCTAAGCACGTAATGGCAACAGAAATTCCTGACTTAGAATTGCCTGTACAATTTGTAGATAACTTCGTTAAGAATAAAGAAACTATTACTCTTGTAGAGGATAAGAATTATAAAGATATCTATCTAGTATTCAATCAAGAAGAAATCTTTAAGGAAAATGAAGATGATGTCGATGATAGCACAGATGATATGTTAGAATATAACGATTATGTAAGTGCAATCAATATTATAGATCATGATACTCCTTATAAAATTGAGATTGATAAGATTGACAAATTCTATCTATCTAAAGAATTAACTAAATTTATCAAACGTAAACGATATCAAACAGATGAAGGTGAAGTTATTATTCCAATGACTGCATTATCATCTGTGGAAGATTTGGTATTATTCTATACTCCTATTATAAATAATGAGTTCTCCAAAACTCTAAGTAGGATTAAAGATATAATGGATAAGTCTGATGTAACTGCATCGTTTAATAAAGATACAATTGCACAAGCTTTAATGGAGGCTTTGATTGATGGTGGTATTTCCATGCAGGCAACTCATATTGAAGTATTATTATCTAATCAAATTAGAAGTGCTTATAATATTTATGATATGCCTAACTGGAATAATAAATCTGAACCATATCAAATTCTTACATTAAGCAAGGCATTAGCTGAAAATCCATCTATTACTAAGACATTAGACTTCCAAAACTTAGGTCGTATTTTAAAGAGTCCATCATCTTTCGAGAAACATGCAACTTCTACGATAGATTACTTCTTCCAAGAACAACCTCAAAAGTTTATGAATTCACCTGACTTAGTAAGAGAATCAAATGCCGAAGTCAATACTACATTGACACGTGCTTTGATCAATGATGAGTTCAAAGGGGATATTTAATATGAAAAACATCGACTATAATATTTTATCTAATAGTTTGGCAATAGCACATCATCGAAATAAATTCATAGAAGGTGTAGAGTATTTATTTGCCAATACCTATTTCAATAATATTGAGAAAGATGGAGAAATAAAGTCCGAGCGAGAACTCGGACTTTTAACTAAAAAACAAAAACTTGATGCACCTATTAAGATTGATACAGCTATATCTTTTGAGTTGTATTCTATCTTAAAAAATGTAGATGACGAATACTACTCTTATATATTTATCGATAAAGAAGCTTATAGTAGAATTAGAACTGAGCTATTTGCTGTACTTGGTGAGATTAAAGCTTCTAAAGAATATGAGCATGGTATCGTAGTTCATAAAGTTACATATAAAAAATTAGGATTTGCGCTTAGTAGAATGAATGCTATTAGAGTAAAAATCCGAGCTATGAAATATATATTTAGATAAGTTAATAGAGAAGGGTATTACCACCCTTCTCTTCTTCTTTATTTTTTGTGTAAGGTTGATATAAAATGGAAGCA